AACAACTTGCAAAGTCAAGGTTTACATACAGTGTTACATACCCACAACAAATAAGGAGTGATAAACGTGAGCGTACAAAACAACCTGCGAGAGCTGAGGCTCAGCAAAGGCTTAACACAGCAGAGGCTTGCGGAACTGGCACAGATAAGTTTGACGCTGGTAAGCAGGCTAGAAAACGAAGAAAGAAGCCCTCGCTTCGATATAGCGGACAGGATAGCGGCGGCTTTAGAAGTGCCGTTAGAAGTAGTATTCCCAAAATTTGCATTAAGAAGAAGCCCAGCAATGGCAAGCAAAGAATAAACAGGAGGTGTGAAAGGTGTTTTACAGAACTTCACAAGGTCACATTCTAAACCTAGACAACATCAGCGAAATTTACAGATGCAACATAGTAGCTCATGAAAGAGATGGGAGCAAGCATCTAGTACACGAAGCAGCTTACGACCCTACCGATGACGTTTCTAAACGTGCTTACCGAGTAATAGAGACTTTCGACGACGAAAAGACTTTAGACCGTTTTCTCAACTGGCTATGGACTCTCTTAGTAATCGGGCACAGGTCTTGCTGCTATTACAACTTTCAAGAAGAGGAGGCAAAAAGAAATGCAAGAGACAATTCTTAAAGTAGGAAGCCCTGAGTGGCTTGAAGAAAGGCGGTCGGGAATAGGAGGCAGTGAAGCAGCAGCGGTATTAGGTATCAGCAGGTATATGTCTCGCATGAGAGTTTACCTGAACAAGATAGGGCAGGAAACGCCCGAAGTGGATAACGACTATATCAAGTGGGGCAACATACTTGAGCCTGTTATCAGGAATCAGTTCGCTGCTGAGTACAACGTAGAAGTTGAAATCAACGAAGAGATGTTGAGAAGCGAAAAGCATCCTTTCATGGTTGCTCATCTCGATGGAATCATTCACGACCCCAAAAAGAAAACTCCTGGCGTTCTCGAAGTAAAGAATGTCACTGAATGGAAGAAAGGCGAATGGGAGAACGGAGAATCGCCAGCCGAGTACATTGTTCAAATTCAGCACAACATGGAAGTCGCAGGTTTGATGTGGGGATACCTCGTTGCTCTCATCGGCGGCAACCGCCTTGTAGCCAACTACATCGAGAAAGACGAAGAACTTGTGAAACAGATCATAGAAGCAGAAGAAGAGTTCTGGAACGAAAACGTGATACCTCGCAAGATGCCTCCCTTTGACGCTTCAAGTGATTCAGAAGTAATCCTCAAAGCCCTATATCCAGAAGCCCATGAGCCTGACGTGATTGACTTGCCGCCACTGATTGATAACGACCTTGACGAGTGGCAGGTAATTTGCGATCAGATAAAGGATCTCGAAAAGAGAAAGGAAGAGATCGAAAACAAGGCGAAGGCAGAGCTTGGAGAGTACGAGAAAGGCAGGACTGAGTATCGGCTTGTGAAATGGACTAACGTTTACACAACCGATGAACAGAGACTTGCAGAAGAACACCCTGAAATCCTTGAGAGGTATCAGAAAACTTCCTTTGACAAGGCCGCCTTCAAGGCTAATGAAAAGGAACTCTACGACAAGTACAAGACAGTATCGTACAGAAAATTCGGTGTGAAGGAGGTTGTTAAGTAATGAAACCGAAAACAGATTTTGATACCTACCGCTCTTTGGGTTACCTTACTACGCTAGATGTTATTGAAACCGTTGGCTTAAATAAAAACGAGCTGTTTCATCTTCTCCATACCAATTTTCCTTTTCTTGATCCCATAAGAGTCCCATGTGGCAAAACGTTTGCCAAAGGAAATATAGCTTATATGTTCTACGACAAAGACGTTTATGTACTACGGCTTATTAAACGGATGAAAGAAAAAAAGTCACTCCAGACAGTTAGAACAATCCTAAATTCGCTGAAACGTTATCAATCAGCGGACACACTAAATCCCTTTGAAGAAGAAAACTACAAGAAAATTTGTGAAACGCTAAAAGAATTTGGCGGGGAGCTTCTGATTGAAAGTTCTAAAAAGGAGGTTGTGAAGTAATGGCAAACGCAAACGATGTAAAGAAGCAATTGGCGACAAAAGAGAAAGTACAAAGCACTATGAAAACAGCCGATCAGCAGATGAGAGGTTACCTTGAGAAGATGACCGATCAGTTTGCCGATGCGTTGGAAGGCACAGGGATGTCGCCTGCGAGATTCAGAAGAATGGCCTTCACTGCATGGAACAGCAATCCTAAACTTCAGACTTGCACTCCTCAGTCGTTCCTTGCGGCCCTAATCGCAGCCGCTCAATTGGGGTTAGAGCCTAATACTCAATTGGGACAGGCTTGGATAATTCCCTACAAAGACAAAGCCACTTTTCAGATCGGTTATGCAGGCCATCTTGCCTTGCTGTGGCGCTCTGGTGAAGTAAAAACTGTACGTCCTGGCACTGTGTATGAAAAAGACGAATTTAAGTACGAATACGGAAGCAACCAGTATTTGCGCCACATACCTTATCGCGGAAAGGATAGGGGAAGAATTACCGATTACTACATTTTCATTGAATTGGTAAACGGCGGTCAGATAATCCACGTAATGAGTGCCGAGGAAGTAGATGAGGTTAGAAGAAAGTACAGCAAATCGGCAAATTCAAGCGACTCACCGTGGAAGACAAACTATGAAGCTATGGCATTAAAGACTGTGCTGAAGAGAGCGCTCAAATATGCGCCAGTATCCGTTGAACTGCACAGGCAATTAGCGGCAGATGAGACTATTAGATCAACGATCTCCAAAGATTTACTGGATACTCTACCCGATAAAGAGACTTACGAAATCAACGAAGACTACGAAGAAACATCGGTAACGGTAATAGATGACGGCACTGAAGGTATGGATTCGGAGGTGTTCGGTCAACCGTCAGCGGAAGAGATCGGCTTTGGCAAGTGAGGGGCAGCACCAAGCCCCTCTTTTCTACAAAAGGAGTGAAGGTTAATGGCAGAAACAATTCACAGAATTAAAAGCAAGGTCAATTTTGCGATTATCCACAAAGGTTTTCTCCAAGACAAGACGCTTTCAATGAAGGCAAAGGGGTTGATGGCTTACATTCTAAGCCTTCCAGACGATTGGAAAACGATAATAAACGAACTCGTAAACCACTTTTCAGACGGAATAACTGCAATTAGAACTACCTTTGTCGAGCTTGAAGAACACGGCTACATGGTAAAGGAAACTATAAGAAATCCCGATGGAACTTTCAAAGAAATCATCTATCATATCTATGAAATTCCCAATTCAGCAGATAAAAACGGCTTAAACAGCGAAAGTGATCCAGATTCAGGAAATCCACATATGGATAATCCAGATATGGATAAACCAGATGCGGAAAACCTCACACTACTAAGTAATAAAGAACTAAGTAATGATATTACTAAAGAAAAACATTCTTGTGCAAGTTCCGAAATTCAGGAACTTGACACGAAAGTGGAAGAACTCTTTCAGTTTTACAGAGAAAAGTCAGGAAAGAAGTACAAGAATCTCTATCCTCTGAAGCAGAAAGCTAGACTGAGGCTCAAGACTTACACCCTTGAAGAGATGAAAACCGCTATCAGCAACATACTTGCTAATCCCTACATGACAGGCGACAACGAAACCCATACTTACTATGCGACCTGGGAATACTGCGTGAGAAACGATCAAAACATTGACAAGTGGCTAAACGCAAATGAGGAGGTCAGCGATGCAGACAGTCGGAGAATCATTGAGAACATCGAACGACTTGCAAGTAAAGCGGCTCGCTAGTACGCTCGATAGGCTTATTCAGGAGTTAAAGCCTCAAGACCCTGCCAGCCCCGCAATGCTCAAAGCCGTAAACAACGCCTTGAAAGAGATAAGCGTGCCAGGCGAAGTAAAAGAGATGACAAGAGGCGAATACTGGCAGTTCCAAGATGTTTATAAATACGCTTATCAGTGTGAATGGGAGTGTCTTAACTATCGCACGTGCAAATTCAAGGGATTAAGCGCAATTGTTAGCGTTGTAGATAACAGGTTGAAGTACGAATATGTTGGTTGCGGAAGGTTTCTGGCTTTCAGAAGGCTGGTTGAGTGGGCAAGGTCTGAAAAGAATAGCGAGGCACTGAAGGCCATGAGAACAAGGTTGAGGAAAGAGCCAGAAGAATTGACTATGGACGAGTGGAAAATCATCACCGAACACAAGTTTGACTACATCATTAGCGGGAGGTAGATAGGGAAATGAAATATGTAGTAGAGATTGAACTCAACGGCATTAAGGAAAGCAGAATACTCGAAGCGGTTAGCCTTACAGACGCTTTCATAGCTATGCGTTCAATACAACCCGATGCGTTCATTCTTGGCGGCCACGAAAAGGAAGAGAGTCTATGACAATTACCTGCAAAATCTACCTTGACACAATAGAAGAGTTAATGGCAAAGAGGAATATATCATGGGGCTTCTTGTGCAACAAACACAAATTCAGTTACAAGGTAATACACCAGGCTCAAGAAAAGCAGTTGATGTCACCGTACAAGCTGATTCAGTTAAGCAAGGTATTGAACGTTGATTATCACGAATTAGGGGATACGAGCAACGTTCCAAAGCTGTTTTTGCGTAGGCTGGAACACGGCTTTACTGGTGAGGATGTTGCCGATGCTATCGGTTGTTCAGTGAGCTGCTTCTATGATGTTGAAATGGGCAGAAGCAACAATTTAGAAGTAATTGAAAGGGCTAATAAGTTCTATGACGATCTCGAAGATATTGAAAACGACTATAAAGCGAGGCTTCTGGCTGCGGTAATGCGCTACTGATGGGTGTACAAAAGAATAATTAGGAGGTAATGAAATGGAAGAGACAACTATGACTATTGAGAAATTGCAAGGTAGGGTGGCCGAAAAGTACAAGTTTGAAAACGAGACGGCAGCAACAATAATGCGAAAGATAATCGATGAAATTGTTAGTGAAACTGTTGCTGTGCTTAGAGACGAGAAACTGATAAACATTGTGGAGGTGTCAAATGACAAAGCAACTTAGAACTGTTATGGATATTATCTTCGCTGGTTTCGTTGTTAGAACAAGGGAAGAGATGAAAGTCTTTGAAAATCTCATAGGCAAGCAGCTTCATTATACGTTGATAGAAAACGAAAATGTGGAAGAGTTTTTTGACACTAAGCTCAAACCGTTTCTCGAAGAACGAGTAAAAGCCTATGCCGACTCCTTTGGAAATTGTTGCAGATTTGCCAGAGAGTTTACAAAGGAAGAGCTGAAGGCTGACATTGAGCTTAGCCTTTTCTCAAACAATGAAGTGAAGCTGATTCCCAAAAACCTGTTCAGCGCCATTATAGCAAGAGCAATGCAATGGGCAAGAATGGCTGAATTTCTGGATTATGCAGTCAACGTTGCACAAAAATATCTGTTTCCAACCGCTAAGGAAGCAGAAAAGGAGGTGTGAGAAATGCCGTCTTATTACGCTTATGTGCGTGACGATGAGAGAGACGACCGTGATTATCCTTGCCGCCTGTGCACTCATTTTAAAAGCGGATATTGTAATCTGCTTGAGATGAAGGTTGATGAGGATGATGATTGCTGCGAATACTTTGAGATGGCAGACAATTTCTTAGGGAAGACAAGCACTGAAATTGATTGAGGAGGTAAAAGGATGCCAGAAGCAAAACGTGTCTGGGTGCATATCAGAACATCTGAATATGGTCAAGCAATGTATATTGACGGAAAGCAAAAAGTTTTAGACGACATCATGATGGACGTGCCAGATATATTCCATGTTCTGAAAGAAACAATTGGCAATGAGCCTCGCGTTGTTGATTTTACCTATGATGATTTTACAGATTTTGAACGTTCAATGAACGTAAGGGATTACGCTATTGTGTTTCCAGAGACTATAAGAAGAGAAGACATTGTAGCAGAGGAGGTGTGAAGTGACACCAAAGTTTAGGGCGTGGATTAAAGATTATCAAGTTATGAGAAGCGTGGAATTCCTAGCGTTCAATGAAAAAGGCGTGGCTGAGATATTCACAAATCCAGAAGATGGAGAGCCAGAAGATTTTAGGCATACGCACTCGCCAGAGCAAGCAATTCTCATGCAGTCAACAGGGCTTAAAGACTGCAACGGAGAAGAGATTTATGAGGGGGATGTTCTTTTTTGTGGGGAGAGGCACAAAGGAGATAAGAGTTACAAGGGCGAAGTTGTTTTCTGGCAGTTTGATGAGAGAGGAAATAGCATTTATACAACTACCGAAAAAATGGTAGTTAATTCTTTTCCCCACAACCTCAAAATGCTAGAAGAAGCAGACCGCCTGCAAATTCTCGGCAACATCTATGAAAATCCAGAACTGCTAGAGGAGGCGAGGTGATGTTCCTGTTGTCAGACAATGGCGATATTGAAGCCGTGAACACAGACCAGATAGAGAAACTATACCTGCGTTATCCCTCACCGAATTTTGGCGTTTATTATGACGTAGTTGCAATAATGACAAGCGGTAGGGAATACGTAGTATTCAGAGGCCATGATGTTGATTCCGCTACCGAAACTCTATACGCTATTTGTGACGAAATAAACGAAATAGACGGAAAGGCAGCACCAAAGGATGATTAAACGCATATGCCCTCTGTGTAAAACAGAGAATTACAGTGCCGTTGAAGAACAAGCCTGGTGTTGCGCTAAATGTGGATACAGCCTAACTCCCGATTTGAATAAGACTATAAAGGAGGACAGCAATTGACAGTTTACTACAAAGAGGACATTCTAAAGCCTGAAAAGCCGCATTTTATGGATGCTGGCGTTGATTTGAAAACAGCAGAGGACATTGTACTGCCTCCGAAAGAATTGAAGCTAGTAAGAACTGGTGTCAAAGTAAAGATTGATTACGGATATGTAGGCTTGCTGAAAGATAGAAGCGGATTGGCTGCAAGGGGTTTGATGAGTCTTGGCGGTGTAATCGATGCTGGTTATACTGGCGAAATAAAGGCGCTTCTCATTAACACTTCTGATGAGACAATAACTTTCCAGAAAGGCGATAGAGTGATACAGCTAATCACGGCAAGGATTGATACAGGAGTATGCTTCGTGAAAGGTGAGCCTGAGAAAGAAACCGCCAGAGGAGATAACGGCTTCGGGAGTTCGGGATTGAAAACAGTTCCAGTAGAATAGCTACTAACAACTGATATGCAACATACTAATCGGGAGGGCTGAATAAGCCCTCTTCTCTTTTGAAAGGAGATGATCTGTTGACAGTAGGCTCGCTCTTTTCAGGCATTGGTGGTTTTGACTTAGGACTTGAAAGAGCAGGAATGGTTATTAAATGGCAGGTTGAGATAGACGAGTTTTGTAATGCAGTTCTTGCCAAGCACTGGCCAAATGTACCCCGTTTCAGAGATATCAAGGAGGTAAAAATTGAAGAGCTTGACAAAGTCGACATCATCTGTGGGGGCTTCCCTTGTCAACCCTTTTCAGCAGCGGGAAAGAAGCGGGGGGCAGACGACAACCGTTACCTCTGGCCTGAAATGCTTAGAATCATACAAGGTATCCACCCCGCTTGGGTCATTGGTGAAAATGTTCCTGGAATCATCAATTTGGCACTCGAGGATGTGTGCCTTGACCTGGAAAAGGAAGATTACGAAGTCCAACCGCTTATTATTCCGGCTTGCAGTGTCAACGCCCCACACAAAAGGGAAAGAGTGTGGATTGTTGCCAACCGCAACGGTAAATGGAAACCACAATTGGAAAGGCAGGTGGCAAAAGAGTGGAGATGGATTGGCAACGGCTTTGAAGAGGCATGGCTTCAAGCTGCAACCAGAATTTGCAGAGTGGATGATGGGCTACCCAGAAGGATGGACAGAGCTAAACGATTGAAGGCACTCGGTAATGCGGTAGTGCCTCAGATAGTAGAGATTATCGGGAAGGCGATTATACAAACCGAAAGGAGATGATAACAATGTTGCCGAAATCAATGCGAGAGTGGGTGGTGCTTAAAGGGCGTGATATACCTATACGCCAGTTCAGGCCAGTAATCAGAGACAAAAACGGCACGCCGCACATAAGTTTCAACACAACCGAGACCACTCTAAAACTCATGAAAATGCACGCTTACAGGATATGGGAATGTGATTCTTTCCAACAGCCTATTGACGAAATGAAACTCATCCACGACAAGATAGGCAAACCAAAGCGGAAGAGGGGGAGATGAATATGTTTGACTTTGAAAAATTGGAAGACTTGTGCGTGGATGTAAAAGACGCTCTCGAAGATATAGCAACTTACATTGAATGTGATGAGTTTGAGGAAGAGATTCAGGATGCAATCTACAAAGCAGGCTTGCTGCTTACAGAAATAGCAAAGATGCGAAAGGAGACTAAACCTCATGCCAGCACTAAATAGAATTGAAATCATAGGTCATTTAGGCAAAGACCCTGAATTGGTTACATTCGGCAGTTACAGCTTTATCAAGTTCTCGGTAGCGGTTGCGAGAGGTAAGTATCAGGGCAGAGACTTAGGCACAGACTGGTTTAACATCGATTGCAGTTCTAAGATGCAGTGGCTTCTGGATGACTACCACAAAGGCGATCTCGTATTCGTAGAAGGGCAGATGAAGATAGATCAGAAGGACAACAAGACATTCACTTCAATAAAAGCCTTTAGGGTATTAAAGCTGAACAGCAAATATGCCGAAGAGAAGTCGCCAGTATTCGGAGCTGAGGAGATCCTTGCCGAAGCCGATTCAGACAGCATACCTTTCTAGGAGGTAATTCATGATTTTTAAGAAGAGAGACTATATCGAAGTAGCAGGGGAGAAACGTTTGGTTATCTGTGCTGACGAAGAATATGCGGTGTGCGCAATGGTAGCCAGAGACATTGACGATTACAGCATTTATATTGATTTAGATAACATTGTCGTTTACCCAAACGCTGATGAACACAGGCAAGAATTTATCGATACCGTTGGAGAAATAGACATTATCAACAATCTCGATGATGGCGATGAGCTTATTGAGCAAAAGAATGACACACCATTTCTCAATTAAGGAGGCTCGATATGGCATTTGTACTGATGGCAATAACACTTGCGTTTATATCGTTGCTGTTGCTGCTGCCTGTTTGGCTGGCAATAGTGCTTGATATAGTGTTTATCCTATTTCTGTTCGGTTATCCGCTGATTTTGATAGCTGGCAGAGAGTCTGACAGGGAGGAACAATATGGGAAAGAGTCAAAGAGACAAGGGATACAGGGGTGAGAATAACTTTGTCAATCTCATGAAAGATCAGGGAGTACACGCCGTTAGAGTTCCTTTGAGCGGCGCTACAAACTTTCAAAAGGGCGATGTGATCGTAGAAGGCTATACAGGTGAAGTTAAGCTGAGGGGCAACGGTTTCAAGAAGATATACGAGTGGCTTGCAGAAAATGACTTCCTTGTAATCAAAGCTGACAGAAAGCCTTACCTTGTAGTCTTGCCTATCGATAACTTCATCAAGCTATTGAAAGGAGAATAATATGTTATGGAGCTTGATTTACCGAGCCTGTGAGGGCGGTTATCTAACTCCTGATGAAGTCATGATGTTGTGGGATTCAGAAGACAAGATTATTCATTACTCAGAAAATATGTTGTTCAGCTCAACTTGGTGTTTCACAATTACGCTTGACAAGCTAGACATAAGCGAGAAGCAGGTTATGGACGCATACTCCATAAGAATCCTAGAAATTATGGAAAAGGCTTTAGACTTACTGCCTAAGAAGAGCAAGACAATATGGCGGTGGTGGTATCCGACAAAAGAAGATAAGGAGAGTGGTAAAGAGCGCTTAGAATTGGAATACATAGGACAATACATAACGAGTACGGAAGATTCTGCTAAGTCATCGAATCCAGTTACACTTTGGCGAGTGAGGGCGCACAGAAAATTACGCTACATCGCTACCGATATTGCCGAGAACATAGTAGCAGTGGTTAAGAAAGGATTGTATAAAAAGGAGGCGCTTGAAAAGTGAATGTGCAGGTTTTCAGAACAGAGCTGGGATTGATTGAATATCCAAAGGAAAATTACGTCTATGCTTGTTCAAAGGACAATGGAAAGTGGTTTTCGGCTTGGAGTTTTGAAGGCAAACCAGAAGAAGCCAAGACTGTTTTTGAAGACTTCCTGGAATTTGCGATAAGAGATGATTGGAAGTTTATTCAGACAATTGCACTTTTTGATATGAACAAAACATTCTTGGAAGTACGAAGCGGAAACTGGTTTGCTGGTTTCCCTCTGGTAGGATACAACCACTATACAATTTCAATTGACAAAGAACGTGCTATGGAAATTCTTAAACAAATAGGAGGTTTAGAATGAGTAGTACAACAGCAGATCCAGTGATTGATGATTTGGGTTATGGCGTGGATTTTAAGTGTGGGGTAAAGATGATTTTATTTCCAGAATCAGAAGAGCGAAAAACACCAGCATTATTCATATCTCTTTTAGGAAATGACGGTGTTTGGGTGGACTGGCCAATAGCAGTTAGAAGCAAGGGATTCTCAGAGTTCTGGAAGGAAGCCGTTGCAAAAATCGTCGGAGAAGAAGCGGCAGTAAAAGTAGAGATTGACTATTTAACAAGTCTATTTGAAGAGCTTGGAGATGTGCTTAGTGAAAAGATAAAGGGAGGTGAAGAGTGATCTGGTATCAGAGAATGGATAAGACTTTAGTAGAGCTCCGCAACTTCGATGAGTTTCAGAAGGAAGAAGCAACGGACGGTTTCATTTGCTATGGGATAGACAATTGTGGCAGGCCAACTTTTATCGAAGAGTTTTCTGGCGAAGAAGAGATTAACCGTTTCTTTGATTGGCTATTAGAAAACATAGCAAAGGAAAATGCACCAAAGTGCTTTTCGGGAAAAGAGTATCTAGCTTACGAAGACTTTGCAAAATTCTGCTCTGATTAAGCAGCGTGGGAAGCAGTCAAACAATTACCTGTGAAGGACATTCTGCAAACGCTTATCAAACGGATCGACATTTCTAAGAACAGATACATCTCTATCGACTGGAAATATACCCTCTAAAACGCCTCAGATTGAACGGCAACCATACGCTAAGGTGTTTATACCTCCGCATTGAAAAACTATCAATAGAGGGCATTTAACAGCCGATTATGTGTACTGTGTTCGATTCCGTCCCTTGCCACCAGTTTAAGGCGTTGCTTTTCAACATCAGTAGTGAGTATCCCCTGCCCCTTTTTCACATATGAGAGGCAGGGGTTTTACTCATTTAAGGAGGGTTAGAAGCAATACGAGAAAACCTAGCGCACACCCTAGTACGTCTGCTACGATATCGTAAACATCGCAGTGGCCTTTACCCAATAGCTTATCCCAAATCAGCTCTTTTGCAAGCCCAAATGAGAAGGAAATGGCAACTGCTATCAGTGGGTAAAAGGGTATGCTTAACATCATCAAACCGATTCCAAATCCAACGGCAATAGAAAGCGAAACTATGAAGTGTACAATCAAATCTTTTCTCATATAATCACCATTTCACAAGGCGTTTTAGGAGAGGTATCAGCCATTTGAATTTCAAGGGTATGAACATAGCTATCTTCTTCCAAAGCTCTTTGCTAATGAAAGCGGTAACAGGCTTTTTGAGAAAATACCAGATGTATCTAGCCTGAGCTTCAAAAGGTTGACATCTTGTCTGGCACGATAGCTTCGTATTCTGCTATCCAGACTTTTATCTTGCCAATGTATTCGGTCTTTTCCTCGTCTGAGTCTGGCCTGTTCTTTATGACCGCAAAACCAGTCTCGATCATCTTCATACCGAGAGAATTCCCTATCTTGTTAGCCACTACTGGATCTTTGATAACTTTGTTGCTGAACTTATTCCAAAGCCCCACTAACCATTCGGGCTTTAGAATACCCATCACGATAGGGATTACAGCTCCCACTATTCCCCATATCCATTCCATACTTATTTCACCTCTTTGTTTTCGCCATACTTGCTCGCAACATTCCAGAGGAATATCACGGTAGATGTAGGCAAATCGGTTTCACCAGCAATGTATTTCATGGTGTTTCCATATCCGTAATTCCATGCAACAACAGCGAACGGCAAATCGAAGTGTTGCAATAACCAGTGCATATATATATGAGCAGCCGTAGCGGCTTCTGATGCGTTGAAAGGGTCGAACTCATAGCCAAACCTTTCCTTCAAATCCTCAATAGCTATCGGCTTGAACTGATACATTCCCATTGCACCAGTGTTTGACACCGCGTTGTCTCTATAACTTGATTCAGCAAAGGCAATAGCATCTATCAATTCAGGCTCACACAGTGGTTGCGAAATGTAATCACTCGAAGCGGAAGTAAGCAGCACAACGCAAATAAATAAGGCAATCGCCAGCCTTTTCATCTATCCTTCTCCAAAAAAGAATATCTTAACGAAGCCTGCGACAAGAGATGTTATGATACCGCATATCACAGTCATAAAAGTTTTCTGCTTTCTTTCCACTTCTTCTAGTCTTGTGTTTATCGTCGCTATGCTTACATTCTGAGTGCCGTTCTCAGTGTTTCGCTGTTCTATCTTTGCTCCAATATTGTCTAGTTTCGTGTTGATGCTTTTCAATTCATTGGTTATGTATCTCTGACTAGCTTCGAGACTGGCTACTCTTTCTTCAACTGACGGCATATTATCACTCTCCCAAATCCCACATAGAGCGTGACTCTGGTCTGACTTCTCTACGGTTTCCATATAGGTGTATTCTATGTTCTGTCATCGATGCTGGTCGAAGCCCGTTCAGCAGAGCGTATTTCATTCCCTGAGCAAACGAAGGCAGTATAAAGCCTTTCATCTCTTTTACAAATACCCTTCCCTCTGAATAGACAACCTTTGTGGTAGGTATCTCTTGAGGTTTGTGGTGATGCCCTATTACAACTATGTCTATGCCTTCCATCTGATCGCATAAGTCAATTACCTTGTTCACAGCACTACCGCTCTTCCTGCCACCACCGAAGCCGTGCATGATGAACATTGAATAGCTGAAATTGCCTACATTGTAATTGACAATTGCTTGCGTAGGGAAGTAGTTAATTCTGAGATCATCTGCTAATTCTTCAACAAGGTCGATATCGTAAACGTTTTCTACCCAACTATCATGATTACCAGGGTTTATAGAGTCTATCAATCCTATCTCTGCTGGCCTTCTCAAAACATTCTTGTATCTTCTAAGTAGGTCGTTCTTTCGCATCTTCTTGACATTCTTACTTCTGTCTTTGAATTTCTCCGAATTGTCGAACAAGTCACCAGCGATATTCATTCTCCATCTGTTGTGCGTTGCCTGCTCAATCTTCTTCTCAAACAAGTCGAGATAAGAGCCGTACGCTTCTCCATGTACATCAGATAGGTTTAGTACGACTACTTCCTGCTGATCTTGAAGGTAAACATCGAATATGGATACCGCTTCTTTATACATCTCGTATTGCATCAAATCTTGTGCAGACGTTTCGGTTAATAACTGAATGTCATCTTCTGACCTGTTTACAAGATAGTCTTTGTAATGCTTTCTGATAGCTTCTGCCGTTCTCTCTTCACAGTTGCAATCGGCAGAAAAGGCTTTCTCTATTTCATTGTAAGTAGCATCTCCTAACATACGCAATAGTTTTGCTTCTTCGTATTGTGTCCATGACTTCATTCTCATTCTCCTATTGGCGATATAGTCAATAGCCGTTTAGAGTTCCAGTCAAAAACTTTTGATGGCTCCCAATCATGCTTTGAGCAGTCAGATAGCTCAATCGCCTGCAATTCCCAATAATTCGCATCCCATTGGTTGCCTGTTTTTATCGTCGAATATGCGGCCAGGATTGGATATGAAAGCGATAGAATCGGGCCATACACAGCGTGTTGGATGTAATGAACATATTCGTGGTTGAGAACTATGTTCCGTGAGCTTTCTGGAGCTTCATACCATAGGTAAGTGTCTATAACGATGAAAGGCCCGAAGCAAAATGCCCCAGAGTCCGTATCCCAAACGACTATAAGAGGATCAAAAAACCACGGATAAGCCCATGACAGCCCGTAGAGAGCAATTCCAGCTCCTACACCAAACTTCACAACTGGCGGAATGCTCTCAAAGAACTCGATGATGTTGGCAAAAGATAGAGAACTAAGAGCAATCAAAAGCACGATTACAAGCAGTTTTTTCATTTTGACCTCCAATAAAAAAGCCGCCCACTAGGGACGGCTCTACATTGAGTTTCTAGTTAGATGTCTATTACATCTTCAGGGGCAAGGATACCAGCGTTCACATATCCAGGATTAACCTCTTCACGCTTTAGCCACTGACGGTTGATATAAGTCTTCACGTCTGTAACCGTCTTTTCGTGTTCGTCTGCTTCGAGAAGTTCAAACAGTTCATCGAAGTTTTCCGCTACCCAATCTTCGAGAAAGTCGGTTATGTAAACTTCTTCGTAGCTTTCTTCTGGATCTGAAAAGTCTGCTGGCAGGTAGAAGTCTTCTGTATCATCTTCGAGTTCTATGCAGACTTCATCGTATGCGTATTCTATGACAGTTTCATCTTCGTGGATTACGGATGTTTCTGTTATGTTTCGTCTCAAATATGCCAACAGCTTGCCAAAGTATTCTTGAATATCTATTGTTTCTGGAATTGTACTGCCTTGTGTTTTCACTTTACCACCGCCTTTGCTGGTGCGAGATACGTTGTTTTCAGTCTGAAAGAATCGCACCATTTCAACCAGCCTTCATAACTGGCTATGCAGTTTTCTTTTAGAACACCAATTGTTTTACCTGCTGCAATTGCAATCATCTTATTCTTAAACTTGTTTGTGGTTGATTTTCTCAACAGTGTATAGTCTCCGAAGCTCCTGTATCCGAGAAAGTCAACCCCACGTTTATATGTCGGGAATACTTGCCAGTTTCCCTTCATATGCAAGCCTAGTTTTGAGGTTAGATACCAGTCAATCTCTTTCCTGAGATAGTGAAGATATTTCTTGTTTCTGTGAAGGACAATAATATCATCCATATACCTAGCATAGAAAGCGTGGTCTTTCTTCTCTTTGATATGATGATCTAGTTCTGATAGATAGAAATTGCCAAAATACTGACTGGTATAGTTTCCTATTGGGATTCCTATGCCGCCATCTATGCTATCAATCGTCACATCTAGCAGCCACAGCAAGTCTGGATCTTTGAATTTGTGTCTTAGAGATTCTTTAAGCCTGTCATGCGGTATTGACTGGTAGTATTTCGTGACATCCAGCTTGAGACAGTATTGTGTTTCTTCTTTGTTCTTCATGGCTGTGTGAAGTCTTTGCAACCCGAAATGTATGCCACGTTCTGGAATTGCCGAATAAGTGTCGGTTATGAATGTTTTTATGAATATAGGCTCTATTACTTGAATCAAAGCCCATTGGATGATTCTATCGGGGTAATACGGCAGCTTTGAAATCTCTCTTTCTTTGCCTGTATCGTTCCTGATAAACACTTCATATGGTGACACTCTGTAAGTCTTTTCTTTCAGCATCCAGTAGATTCTATCTATGTAAGTGTAAGGGTCTGAATCTACCATCTTGACTTCTGCATACCACGTCTTACCTCTTCTTGCGTTTTTGTGCGCGAGCATTAGATTGTCAAAGTCAATTATTTCCTGCCATAAATAACCGTATCTTTTCATATAATCCTCTGTGTCCGTCCTGAGCTTTCGAGAATTAACCTACTAACACAGAATCTGACGTTTTTTATGTTTTGCCAAGAGGCACGGTCGGCGATTTCATACAGGTTTTTATACACAGAGTTGCTGCCCTGAGATATTACGATTTCGATTAGTGGGATAATTATTCAATTTGACAATGCCCACTCCCGCATTCAGACTATTATTCCAATTGCCACTGACATGGGGAGCCACTAAATCGCCAACCAAACCATGCTGAGCCTTCTAAAACCATTATGGCTCAGTTGGGTAACTGAAGGAGCCGCCCCGAGACAGTACGATATCGATAAGCGGGAGAATAATACAATCTGACAAAGCCCACCCCCGCAAGCCGACTAGCATTCCAATCGCCACCGACACGGGGAGCCACCGTTCTTCCAGGATAATAACTATAATGATAATCACAGAAGAACTTGCTGGCTCCGCCGCCAGTTATATTGTTTGGGAAGAAAGCATATTCAAGGTCTGGATGGTTGAGAATGTTTGTGAAATAGTTATATACATAACCATCCCAACCGAGTGGTTTCTCGCCTATAAACTTGTACCCGCCGCCTGTATCATTCGGACTGACTCCAATTCCCATATAATAACCATCACCCGTTATGATGCAATTGTCGCACCACTTCCAGATATTTCCCCACGGATTCTCAATACCACGGTATACAACAGCGTGAAGCCCGTCGGTTGTTACCCCGTAACTTGGATACTCAAGCGAATAAGCCCACGCACCGTGGTTGCTGTTAGTTTTCTCGGCATGGTTATAAGTGCCGCTTGCTTTTGCGGTTGTTCCCTGCCCCAGAGATCCTTGAGAATCGAGCGATGCGAACTCAATATAATTCAGCATTTGAATGGCAAAATGATCTACCATTCTGTATTGATGCCACGTTGAGCCTCTGTTGTTGCACATCGTTCTATTCTCGGATAGATATTGATACGACTTTGGTTTGTATCCAGCCACCGAAGCCAGCATATACAGTGAATCATCGAGAGCAACAGGATCAGCGTCATCAGCATCTTCGTAGTATGAAAGGTCTGCAATCTTTTGAGCAACACCCTCGAAGGCCGAGATGTTTGCTCGCGGTATCAGCTTGCCAGAGTTGTTTATCCCGATTGGATGCAGCTTAAACCCATTTATCCCCTTTGGTGACACCGCCATAATCATTCTGTGATTCGCAGTGTCTCGCCATCTGCGGTAATAGAATGAATTTATCGGCACAGTTACTTGACCATTCGAGCCATCTTCGGCATATGAAGCGTCTCCAAACCTAGCCGTGACTTCGCCTGCATCGTTCTGATTCTGACGTATCATAGATTTGAACGGCTCAAGGTGATTAAACGGATTAGCATCGAAGTCTATTGTCTGCTCGAAGCCGCCAGCCATAAACCACCTGCGAAGTGTAGGAGACTCTGCGTTGTAATCCCACGCGACACCGACTGCGTAATCATCGAAGCCGATAGCGTTTTTAACTGAGATCATGTAGCATCACTTCCATTCGTGGATATAAAGCTCAGAGTCAGAAGCGGCTATGACGTAGATTGCAGTAGCAACTGAAGGCTTGAACTCAAAAGTCTTAGAGATACCAGGATTTATAGGCATACCTGTCGCGGTCGTAACTGCATCCGTGTATCCCCAATAGACTACGTTTGCAGAGTTGTTCAGTATCTCCATTCCCTTTCTGTTTGCCAGTGCCGTGCCGCCAGCAATAGCAGCCGAAGCCGTAGTGGTTGCCGTGATAGTTCCTATCGCCCCAGTTGCACTTATGCCAGACTCGTAGTCAATAGCCGTGATAATGTCTGAGAGAGTCTTGCTATCCGCAAGCGTGCCAAGATCGGTTATGAGTTTCTGGAGTCTGCCAATTACGGTCGTGTCGCTGTCTGTGTCGCTGGTAGAACCGAGAGCTTCATTGTCGCCGTCAAAAACAGCAGTCTGTATAGCACCCGAAGCCGTGTATATCGGTTTGTTGCCGTTAGCATCTACGAGCTGCACCCTGTCAACTTCGACGCTTTCAATCGTTATATCGCCTGAAACTTTTACCTTCAGCTCATCGCTTGCAGTAACACACGGAGACAGCAAGTCGAGTAAAGCAGATGTCGCCGGGCTGCTGGAAACTCTTACGTCAACAAGGTCGCTATCTTCTGTAAGTCCAAGAACCCGAACAGCATTATAATCTCTCGTATCTTTTGCCATTTATTTCACCCCTTTTACTTGTTGCCGTATTTATTCGGCGGTTATGTCCCTGTATGTTCCGATGTTGTCAGGGTTGATTATCCTTGCATTAAGTTGGTCGTCCAGCAAAAGTTTGCCGAGCTTCATTATAGGTGCTGTAATGTCTATCTCCAAGATTTTCAAGTCTTCAACATCAACAAACGCATACTTTTCACCGCTAAGGTCTTCGTATTCTCTTGCAGACGATGTTATGTCAATGCTTGAAGACGCTGTATATTCTATGCTGTCTATAACGTTGTCTTCGCTGTCCAGCACGTCAATAATCAGTCCGGTATATTTCAGCGGTACGATGTATAACTTGCAGATGCGGTAGTCGGCGTTTGTTTCAAAGGCTTCGAGATAAGGGAAACTATCTTCCTGAACAGCACCGAAAACTTTGTCAACAGCGGCATAACCCCAACTTTCGACGGCAGCCCAAGACTCTACTTCTTCTCTCACACTGTCTATGAAATCGTTTTCAGACGGATACTCGACAGACGTTGATGTTAGAGACGGTATCGGCCATAATGCGTTTTCGGGAGTAGTGCTGCCTTCCAAAAGGTTATATTCTTTTGCATATATCCAGTATTCTTCGTCTTCAAAAGAATCGTAGCCATCAACTTCTATCTCTGTATCGCTTACGACTCTAGTAATTACTGCTGGTGGGTATCCGATGTTCCCAGATATGTAAATCACATCTCCTGGCGTAGCGGTGGAAAGGAAATCCGTGCTGTCACCAAACACGTTACACCCGCTTTCCTTGCTTACAGTGCCGCTGCCCTTGACCCTAGAAAAACTTTTGGCAACGCCATATTTTGTAGCCGACTGTTCTCCGTGCTTGTAAAGCAAATCCAGAAGACTTCCGTACTTGAACACAACGGCTTTGTTGACGGTATCTTCAAATCGCTTGATAGTGAAAACAATCTTGGCTCTGTAATAATCTCCGTCTTTCTCATAGTAGTCTGAACTAGAAAAGTTGAGCAATACATATGGATGGTCTGAATAGTCAGAAGATGTCAAAGACTCATTCCGATAATTGCTCCACGACCATTCTTCGGTTTCTTCGTCGTAAACCTGCTTGTAAAGAGCTGCGTCTGTTGCTCTGTATGCCTTTGTTCCAAGATAATAATCGATGTCGCCAGTCGTTCTTGAGTTGTCCACAACAGAATCAAAAGTCTTTTCTTCTTCAACTAACAACGGGTCGAGATAAAACTTATCGCCACTTGTAGAAATAGCAGTCGGGGTGACGGTGGAACCGTCTTTCTCACAGCTCCAGGCTTCGATTGCATGGTCTGCTTTCAAAAGTCTTCCGTTGTAAAGATAGAGAGGATAGCTATATTGTTTCCAAAGCCTGCTACTGGTGTTGCCAAACCCAAGATAGCCATAACCGGAATCGTCTAACCAGTCAGGTGCAGTTACCAAACTATGAGTGGAGCTGAGCAACGCACTTTCAGAGTCAAAAGTTTCGTTTTCGGTGATAATATCATCTTCTGATTTGCTGGCCACAAGTGCCTTGTCCCCGCTTCTCGGTCTTACTCTGAACCTTGCGGTTCTGGTTTCTGGCCAGTCAAGACTAGAAAATTTCAACTCTATCTTGTCTAGCGACTCTTCGTCTTCAACAAGCACGGGGCAATCACACTCAGTGAGAGTGTTGTCAAAGCCCGGATACCAGTTGTGGTTATAGTCTGTGATGTCTTGCGGTGTGTATTCAACACCAGCGAAAGCGGCAGAGTATATCTTTGCGTCATCCATTTGAGAATCAACGCCAGACAATTGTATATAAATAGCAGTCACGTCACTCAGGTCATATTCGACGGTCTTTCTTGCAAAACTCTCTAGCGTTGACAGCAGTACGTGTTCTTCGTAGGCCGAATCCCAGTATGTTATAGACAGAGTGCCGCCGTTAAGATCGGCTTCAAAATCAAAAATCAGCTTGCCAGAAGAAAGCCCCGCTTCTTCTGAATCATGATACAGCATTGAATAGCTGGTAGAAACTCCACAGGTGTGCATCAGAACATAACTGCCGCCAGCACCGCTTGAATACGGGTAAGAGCCGACAGGTGTAAACGGCTGCATGAAAGAGTGTGTAAGAACCAGCTCTTGACTTGCTTTGTAGTATTCAACATGCGGTATCATGGCCGGTTCTTGCGACAGTGATGATGGCAGCAGCGGATACCACAGTTTTTCGTCGCCGTCAACGACTTGAGACAGAGAGCATGGTATGTCCAGATGATAGAAATAGTTGTACTCACTCATACACGGAGCTACCACGTTCATATATGTGTCTATATAACTGTCATCGAGACTGTAACTGTTTGCGTTGCTCCATGAAGTCGAACTGCCGAGAATAGAAAAGGTGCTTGATGCCACATTCTGGTATATTTCATTTTCATAGAACAGGTCGGAATCCGACATATCTTCAAAGTCGCTGCCGCCAACAAAAAAGCCTGCTGCGATGTCTTCAAAGTCTTTTGTAAAACTGTCCAGCAAGTTTCCGTCAAAGTCATATACGTCTATCGAAACAGACGACTCCGTAAGTGTGTTTATGAAAGAAACTACACTTTGAGTAACCGTTTCCGGCGGCTCTGTCTGCGAGAATATGGTATCGTAGTCTTTATCAACCGGGCTTTCTAACCATACCGTTCTACCCGTTATCTCGGCTGTCATGGATGCACAGTCAATCGTAGCTTGCACAATGGCAAAATACCCATACAGCTTGCAAGTAGGTGAGTTTTCGTAATACATATCTCTGCTTAGAGTGGAGTTATACCCGTCATCAAAAGCGCTTCTGCCGAACGGCACTATCCACGGATACATTACAGCACCACCAGGTTCATGCCGTTGCTGTCTTTCAGCACTAACCTTCTTGCTTTGCTCCCAAAGTGTCTATAATTGCCTACCGACCACGGCAACCCATTTGCAGTATAGAATAGTCTACTGGTGTCTTCTTCGGTGTCGGGGTCAGTTTCTTTCATAAAGTATTCAAATGCCCCTATGCCTTCGTTGAATATAGTTATACCGGCGAAAGTATATAACTTGTTTTCTTGGGATATTTCGGGCTGCAAATCAAAAGCGAATTGCTTCGGAACTCCGTAAATTTCCTTGCAAACATCGTCTTCGTCTTGCGGCGGTTCGTAGCCGTATTCGTCTATGAAAGAGTAAGCCCCTTCAAACTCTTTCTCCTGAATAGTGACAACGCTCATAAACCTATCGACAAAGACAGCACCGGCGACAGTGTCTTCTGAACGCTTAATATACTTTAGCGAACCACCGCCGCCACCACCGCCGCCAATCATAGGAGCAACTATGCTCATCAAATACTCGGTGTCAAACATTCAAATCACTCCTATTCGTCAACTTCAACTAGATTGAGCTGAACAGTTTTATCGCAATAGGTTGCGAGCTTCAGCCCATCGAGAAACTGGTAAGGGCCAAACCATACACCCTGCCCGCCATAGACTTTCTCTTCCCACGGCTCTAACACCCACGGATTGCGTGTCTCCGAGAACGTTCCAACGCCAACTTTCAAAGCGGTGTGATGTGGTTGTTCAAGCAATGCCTTTATCTCAATACCTTCAACATCAAATATACCGAAAATGCCGTTATTGGTAGTGCCTTTCAAAAAGCCGACTTTACCATATAAACGGCCCACCCCTGATGTAGGTCGTAATTCATCAAGAGTGGGCTGGTTAAAATCCTTCAGTGGATACCACGTAGTTCCGTTTATTATGCCTTGAGCCGTCAGCTTCTTTATGATATTGCCGTCTCCATAATCGAGAAGGACAACAAGGCCGCCATTTTCATAGCCGACAACTTCAGCAGATCCACGCTTAGGCTTGTCAACTATTATGTCGTAGATGTCACCAAACATTATGTCACCTTCTTCAATAGCTTTAGAACTACGCTGTAAGGATGTGATTGACAGGTAACTTCGTCTATAAGGTAAGTGCCGTCACCATAGGTTATTAGCTGCCCTGGTCTGTAAACAGTGCCAGAGTCAACCATGTACATTCTTGCGCTGAACTGAAACCCTCTGCCTTCGGATATGATGTTTGCACATCTCTGAGCCGCTTCTGTGCTGGCAGGGTCATTAGTCTCCATCTCTTCATAAGGAGCAGAGCCAGAAACAACATAGAAGTATTTTCTAAAATTGTTTCCGTACACATCGAAGGAAAGAGTACACAATTCCATTTCTTTTGCCTTTCTAGCTACAACAGCCTCAGCCCATGTCATAGTAGGCACGTTTGCAGCTCCCGAAACAACACGGTAGAAATCAATGCTTGTTTCATCTAATACAATCATGAAGTCGTTTTCAGGCTCATCGGTTAATTCAGCAGCGGTTGTCTCGTCATAGATAGTAATGGAAGGTGTAGGTGTCGCTCCGTCTATCTGAACGTTGCTTATACCAGCGGATAATGGTGAGCCTAAGTTGTACACATCGGGATGAGAGATAGTAGCCCTTACCAATCCAGTAATTAGCGAATTGTTTGAAGGGTCACCGTCAAGATCAGCTCTGTTCACGAACACCGACCAAGAATCAGGCCCTAGCCTGTAAGCCTTGCTAACGGTAGTTACTTGCGAAACGGTGTTTGTTTCTCCTCTGATAGCAACGCCAGTGTTCAGCCTTACCGTTTTCTCTTCTGAGAATGGCGAAAGCACAGCGCTGGATGATACTGTTGTGGGTGTTATTCCAGAGTCGTAGTATGTAGGAACGAATCTTATTTCAAGGGAATCCCTGTCAATATAAGCCTTAGCCCCCAAAGTCCTTTCTAGCTTTGCTAAGGCTTCATACCTCTTACCCATAAACTGGAAGTCTCTTATTCGCATATCAGGCTCTAGTGCTATAATGTCTGACACGTCTGCTATGTACGTCTCACATACAGCGGTTGCAACTGGCGCTATCTCTAACCCTGTATCCGCATCAAAGTAAGTGCTGCCGAAACTAACAACCTGCTCCATAACAAAGCCTACGTCACATTCAAAATCAACATCATATCTGTAAGCCTTGACTCCTGCTGAAAATTTTGCGTCTGTCTCTGTTTTGGTAACAGTTCTAAGAAAGACTTGCGATATTGCAGAAGTAAATACACCGTCTGTGTACAGGCCGAGAATCATGTCATCGCCAATGGTAAAAGCGTCAGGATCGCTGCTTATGTATGTGAATCTACCAGTAAGAGGCACAATTGCGTTAGTCTCTGTGTAAGATACCGATTCTGCCCCTATTCCATCAACGTCTAACGTATATCTGGTAGCCATGATTATCCCAACCCCATCGAGCGTGATTTGGCAACTCTTATTTCTCTTGTGAGCTGCCTTGCCATAGTCTCATAGTCGGCATTTGTAGTGTA